TTGGCTAGCTTTGGCATGGCTGCTTACTCGTCAAGCCCGATCGTGGCGAGCTGCTGCCGCGCGAACGGGGCACCTTTAACCCAGTTCACGTATTCGCGGACAATCGCCACGTCTCGCGCGTCACCGTGCAGCATGGTCATGTACGTGTGCGAGCCGCGCGCAAGAGCGCGTGCGTAAATCGCGGCGTCTTCTTGGGTCAGCTCGCCTGCGCCAATGTGGTAGGATTCAGGGAAGGCAGCGTTACGCGTCTGGCTGGGCAGCACTGCCTTAGCAGCTCGCTTGTAGTCCTTGTGGAAGACGCCAACAGAAAAGGCGAGCGAGTGCAGAGCACGGTCTTTAGCGTCAGAGAGCCTGCCGTTATCGAAGTGCTCGATTGCGTCAGCCAAGCAGACGCGGGCAGAGCTGCTGTTAGTGCTGTGCTTGCGTGCCAGGGCTATAACTTGCTTCGTGTCCATGCTAGAAACTCCTGCGTCCTGTTCTATCAATGGTTCTATCATAGGCAAAGCAATTCCTTGCGTCAACATGATACGCCATAATACAGGCAGACAGGCTGCGAGCCGCGCCACTATTGGGCTATAGTGACGGTATGTTATGCTACGTTACGGTAAGAAGGGAGCTAAAGCCTGTCCAACGTAGGTAAGCAGAACAAGCACTTAGGCCGTACCTTGCGCATGGTTCTACCAAACGTTACGCCAACAAAAAAGCCCTTGCCAGGCCGCTTAAAACGACCACAGCGAAGGGCTATTGTAGGGAAGGGTAAGGCTTCGGGCTAGGCGCGTTCTTGGTCCTTGTCGGCGCTCGCTGGCTGCTGGCCGGCAGGGCATAGCTCGGCTTTCTGCTCGTGCTCTATGACCGTAGGAAGCCACCAGCGCGTTGAGCCGTCAGCCAGCTTCACAGGCGCCGGCAAGCGGCCTTCGCGTACCCAGCGCCAAATAGTCTGACGTGCGACTTCGTAGCGCTCGGCTAGTGCCTTGTCGCTTACGTAGCGGTACGCCTTTTCGTCAAGCTCTTGCATGGCTTCTTATCCAATGTTCGTAGACGCCTACGCACCAGGCGGCAGCGTATGCGAAGGTCGCTGCAACTATGCCCCATTGCTCGCTGACGTAGCCTGCGTAGAGCCAGAAGGGCTGCGCCAGCAACGACACTAGACAGCCGTACTTAGCTGTGCGTGCGTGCTGCGATAGGGCTATGCCTGTCACGCCTAGCACGAGTATTGCTGCCTGTGTAAGCACTGCTCTTCTTCTTAAATATACGTTCCCAGCCTTCGCGGTAGGCGCGCTCGTTGCCAGGCCGTCGCTTGCTGCCTTTGCCGTTCAAATTAGACGGCCTAGACGCTCTAGCGTCTGCAAGTGCCACAGCCAAAACCCGTACTCTTTGTGCGCTTGCGCCTTCGCTTTCTTTTCTGCTTTCGCTGCCGATTCAGCAGAGCAAATGTAAGAAGCGTGCTGTGACCAGTGCACAGCTCTAAGCGTAACTTTCCAAGCAGACTTCATAGCTTCACCTTACTGCCTATCTTGTCGCTAGTGGTGTTGAACTTGTCGCGCACTGCGCCTTCAAGGTCAATGCCTAGCTGTGCGCCTATCAAGTCGGCGCATATCAGAACGTCTGCAAGTTCTTCTCTTGCTCTTGCTAGAATTTCGGCACGCTGCTTGCACTTCTCAGCGCACAGGTGCGGCGCAAAGTGCTGTGCAACGTGTCGGCGCAGCTTCTTAAGCTCGTTGCACAGCTCGCCTGTCTCGCCTGCTAGCTCGTTGCCGCGCTCTGCTGGCGTCCAGTCGTTCAGCTCGCCTGCGCCAAAGTCAGGGACGCGTTTAAGGTTAGCCGTGCGTAGCTGTTCTAAGAACGTGTGGCTACAGCACTTGCCGCAATGACAGCCGCAGACTAGATTCATTCTCTGTGCTCGTACGCAATGCGCTTATGCTTGCGGTTTGGGTACTTCTCTAGGTAGCGGTTACGAAGGTAGTTAAGGGACACTTCCATTAGGTCGTAATTACCTTCGGTTACTTCGTGCTTCATGATTACGCCGCGCCAGTGGTAATTACCCTGCGGTCCTTTGTACTCTTCGTCGTGCTGGTAGTAGCTGCCGATTACTAGACCGCGCTGCGCCGTGCCGTCTTGCAGGTAGCGCTCTGCTTGCTGCTTGCCTTGCTGGTGCCCCATTGTGAAGCTAAAGCCAATGTTCTTAAGGCGCAGCAGAACAGCGCCGCCCCAAGGCTTGCCGCTGTTTGGGTTAGGGAAGTAGTGCGCGTACGCAATGCCGTCAACGTTCACGAGCTGTAGGAAGTCGTGCACTTCCCAGCCGTGCTGCTTTAAGTTGAAGTCGTGATAGCCAATTTTGCCGGCTAGGTGCGCGTTCGCATTTACGTGGCGTTGTATGCGCTGCTCGTGATTGCCCAAGGTAAAAACCTTGCGCGGCTTGTATAGCGGCTCGTGCTTCTCACGCAGCCTAGCGTTAAGGTTCTGTATAGGACGCATAAGCAAGTCAAGCCCGAGATTGCCTGCAGCAATGTCGGCAGAGTATCGGCGCCCTTCAGCTACCTTCTTGCCCTTGTCGTACTCGCTCAGGCTAGGCATGTCCCAATGGTCGCCTAGGTGTACGATTGTTTCAGGTCGCTTGTCAGCTATGTAGTCGCCAAGCCAAAGCAAGTGCTCTAGCGGCACGCCAGGCTTACATTGCGTGTCAGGTATGACTAAATGACGATTGCCGAGAATCATGCTTAAGGAAGTTCCTTGCGTCCGTGCGTTAGGCGAATGTGGCGGGCGCCCTGCGGTATGAATTCGCGCCAGTTGTCCGCCCAAGGTCCGCGAAAGGTTAGTACCCAAGTCGCACGCGCCAAGCCTTCTACCATGTGAAAGGTAGAGCGCTGCGTAAGCACAGGGATAAGCGAAGGCGCGTGCTGAATTTGTCGCGTGTATGATTGACGACTGCGCGGCGCTCCTACTATCTGCGTTTCTCGCAGCCCGCCACGAAGTACCCATGAAAGAGAATTGAACGCGTGGCTATGGAAAGCTTCACGCGAACCTTCGTCAAAGCGAAGCAACAGCACAGAGAACCAGCGCTTAAGCTCTATGCCCCAGCACCATACTCGCGACTCTTCGCCGCCGTCTTTGTCGTTCCACAGAATCATTGCTGCTCTTTCTCCTGCGCTGCGGCTTCTTCTTCAGCTAGCAGAGCTGCGTAGCCTATTAAGTCGTCGTAGTCGTCTTCCTTGTACTTGCCAGCCATCATGCGAGCGAGCTTAAGAGACAGCATGAAGCGCCAGCCGTCAGCTACTGAAAGCTGCGTGCCCGTTGTAGTCGCATTGAATATGCGCACTGCCCGAGTCATGCTGCGTTCGCCTTGCGGCAGGTCACGGCTACTGCCGCGCTCTTGCAAGATGCTTGCGACTTTCTGAAGTCGTGCGTATACGTCGCTCAAGCTCTATAGCCTGTGTTCGTGATTACTCTTACAGCCCTGTCGTCCCAAAGCTCTAGCATGTCCATGTCTTTAGAGCAGGTGACTTTCAGTGCTCGGCCTAGGTGCCGCACGCACCAGGCTCTAATTGCGGCGCGTGCCTTGACCGCGTAGCGGCTAGCAGGCGGCGACACGCGAGCAGTGACTATGCGCACTTCCATGCCTTCGGCTAGCCACGCTTTGACGCGCGCGAGCATTAGCGGCACTGGCTCGCCTAGCGCTGCAGGGTTATCGTGGTTTCCGCCGTCAAGAGCTAGCGTGCCGTCAAAGTCAACGCCTATCCACGGTCGGCGCGTAGTCTTGGTCAAGATGCGCCTATCATTACTTCAAAAATGTTCGCGAAGCCTTCAAGGTCAGCAACGATTAAGAATTGCCACGGCTCGCGGCTACGGCGATAGGCAAGCACTGGTATCTGTCCCGGCTTGGCCTGTGACTGTGCCTGCTGAATCCACGCAGGCAGCTTTGCTAGCGACTCCTGGCGCTTCACTTCGAGCGCAAAGACTTCTGCGTTACCGTCGTCGCAGCCGCCTGCTCGCGTCTGTGACAGATTGCGAACGAAGTAGGCATGTCCTAGGCGCGCATTCAGTGCCGCGAATAGCTCGCGCTCTGCGCTGGCACCTTTGCGGCGAGCGCTAGAGCCGCCGCCTTTGCGTTTCGGTACTACTGCTTTGCTCTCTAAAACTACGTGGCAGTCTAGGCAGTACATGAAGCCGGCAGCTTCTTCGTGCTTCTTGTTGACGTGCTGACACTTACTCATAGTGCACCTTGAAGTCTGCAGGGTCGTACTTGCCGGGCGCTTCAACGTCTGTAGGGAAGCCGACAGGAACGAAGTCAGGGAATTTCTTTAGCAGTCGCGGCAAGTGGTCGTATACGACGCGCGGCAAGTCTTCAAGTCCGCGACCTTCGGCGTTGTACGTTAGCGTCTTGTTCTGCAGGTCCTTTGTGAAAGCAGGCGTCTTCGTGAATTCGCTCTTACCGTCCCAGCCTATAGCGCATATGCCTATATCAAACTGGGCTAGCACGTTCGCGCCCCAAGCTAGCAGCGGCTCGTGAAAGCAAATGAAGTCTACGCGCACGTCTTCGTAAGTGGCTTTCATTATCCAAAGGCACCAGCCAGCAGCGCGCACTGTGTTAGGCATTAGGACGCACAAGTTAGCGACGCCTTGCAGTACGTCGCGCTCAATCTTTCGCTTGACCGTCTGCCAGTGCTGCGGCGAGTGCAGCCATATGTCTACGTCTTTCGGCTCTAAGCCTAGGTGCGTGTCGCGTGCCCAGCCGCCTGCTACGATTGCGTTAGCGTCTACGTGCTCTTGCACGCTCGCAAGCAGCTTAGCCACAAAGTCTTTGCTCATTTGCTCAGCCTTAGTCAGAAAGTCCGCTCTCATTTCGTAGGCGTCCATAGTGGCGGGTTAGCAAGGTCCTTCGGTCGTTCCCGCAGAAGGTAAACAAGGCGCGCAGTTTCGAGCGCGGCTTGCTCGGCGTCGTCGTAGCCGCACTTGTCCTTACCGTACTTGCGTATGCTCTCGGCGTAAGCGGCTACTATCATTTGCCACATTGACCGCTCTAGCTCGCGGTACGACTTGGCAGACGCTGCGACTTCTAGCACGCGCTCTCTAGCGCCCTTCGTTCCAATGCGGTAGCAGCCGGGCACGCCGTCAGTGCTGTCGCCGCAGAGAGCCTGCGAGTAGAAGCGAAGCAAGCCTGACTTCTCGCTGATTAGAAGAAAGCCTTTGTCTGGCAAATGATGCCAGCCGGGCACTTGCAGCAGGTCCTTATCAATGCTTGACGCTACAGCTTCCTTGTTCTCGGTCAGCGATATTGCTATTTCGTCGTCTGCTTCGTACCAGTGAATTATTGCGGCGCCCAGTTCGTCTACTAGGTACTTGCGCAGCTGCCCGTAGTGCTTCGGCTTCTGTGTCTCTACTCTGTTGAACTTGTAGCGAATCACTGCCGCCAGACGGTCGCGGTAGTTACTGCTTCCGGTCAGCAGTATTCGCGTCTTGAACTTGACGCCGAAGCGTTCCTTTACTTCCCTTCGAGTGCGGCCAAGCATGCCGCGCAGCGCATTTAGCGCAGTCTCGAAGGGCAGCACTTCTACGTGCTTGTAAATTGTGCCTTCGCCGGCAGGACCGCAGCTAGCAGCGGCCTTAGCTTCTTCGTAGCCTAGACCGCTCTGCGTGTACTCAGAGCCTTGAGCGAATGTAACAGCGTACGTGTTGCGCTCTGCGCAGTGCGCAGCAGCGTATACGATGCTGTCGGCGTCAATGAGCAGCAGCATTAGAACGGTATGTCGTCGTCTGCCGGCATATCGTCTACAAGGTCCTTGGAAGTCGCAGGACCTTGAACGGCGCCAGTCTGCACGCGCCCGCTAATGACCTTCTGCAGCCACTCAGGGAACTTGCCATAGGTCGCATGGTCGGGCGCTTCCAAGTTGTAGTACCAGCTCGCGTAGGTTTGCGGCTGCTTCGAGTCCATGCCTTTAGGCACTGGCGTAGCGCTCTCTATGTTCGTGTACGTCT